GTATTCTCGGCATTCAAGGTACATCGTATGCAGAATGACATGGCACGGCTTTTATTGGATTCAAACGGCATTTTAAAACCGTTCGACAAATGGGTACAGGAAGTCTTGCCCATTGCTTCCCATCAGGTTCGTCACTGGCTGCGGACGGAGTATGACACGGCGGTCATCCGGGCGCATCAGGCGGCTGACTGGCAGCAGTTCCTGCGCGAACGCGATATTCTGCCCAATCTCAAATGGCTACCGTCCACCTCCATTCATCCGGGAGCTGACCACCGCCCATTTTGGAATACCATCCGACCGATTGACGATCCGTTCTGGAACAACCACCGACCGGGCGACCGGTGGAACTGCAAGTGTGACCTTACAGCCACCGATGAAGCGCCGACAGCAGTACCGGACGAAAATGGGCAGAATAAGGCACATGACGGTCTGGAAAACAATCCGGGAAAAGACGGCAAACTGTTCTCAGACAAACACCCCTACGTTACTGAAGCGTATCCGGGAGCAAAAAAAGCCGTGGACGCACTGACCAGACGCATCAACGAGATGATAGCCGAAATGCCAGACAACCTGACGCTGGAGGAAAAAACCGACATCGCCCGCAACAATCTCAAGATAGAAAAGGCACTCGGCGTTACCAAAGGTAAGCCGATGACATACGAACAGGCAAACAAGGGAAAGGAAAATCCAAAATTCGGAAAAGAGGAAGGATACCGCGTGAATTGCCAGACCTGCACCGTAACACACATGCTCAGAAGGTTAGGGTTTGACACCGAGGCAAAACCCAACATCAGACAAAGCGCATACAATGAAATGGCAAAACAAGGTATCACATGGGAAGAACGTTTCCTGAACCGGGATGGAACAAAGCCGGATTATGACTATACCTATAAATGGCAGGTCAGAAAGGGGTATCAAGTAATGAACGCAAACCGACTGAAGGAATACTTCAGGGAAAAATTCAGAGAGGACGGAATATACGAGATATATTGTGCCTGGAAAGGCGGCTCTGCACACGTGTTCTGCGCAGAGGTGACTGAAGGGAAGACAAGGTTCTTCGATCCGCAAACCGGAAAGGATGATGTCAGCAATTACATACAGAGCATGAAAGCCAACCGCGTGGGAGTGATAAGAATAGACAACAAACTGATAAATCCTAAAATCATGGGACTATTTATCACCAAATAAACGGGAAGAAAGTGTCAGCCCCTCCTCACCGTCCACCAGACGGCAGGACTGACCGTCGAACAGAATAAAGGTAGGAAGACCGACAGGCAACTCAAAACCATCCCCGTCAACACAGCCCACAGAATAGATGCTTCCTTCAGGGGAACTGGCTGATAAAACAACGGAGTTATAACCGTGGATGTTTGCTAATTCTGACACTTGTTCCGGTATATTCATAACGCATAAAAGGCATATTGGAAGCCTCGGTTGCAAAATTATAAATTATTCTTGAATTACTGATGATTATGGACATAAAAGATTTTACGGAACTGATAAAGCGGAAACGTAACAGACTGGACAGTATGATGCGCCGCAAACTGCCCGTCGCCGTTGGCCGCATGGCAAAAGACCACTTCCAGGACAATTTCCGGCAGGGTGGCTTTGTGGATGGAGGACTCCACCCTTGGCCCAAAGCCAGACGTCTCTCCTCGGGCGGTACTGATGCCGCCAGCAACTACGGAACGCTGCTCTCCGGCAGGAAGCATCTCTTCAAATCGGTCGGATACACGCCTGCCGACTATCGGGTGAGAGTGTTCAACGAGGAGGTCTATGCGCCCGTCCACAACTGGGGCGGCGAAATCGATGTCACCGTCACAGACCGCATGAGGCGCTTTGCATGGGCCAGGTTCTACAAGGCTTCGGGAAAAAGAAGAAAAGCCGGCACAAGGCAAAAGAAACGCGTCAAACGGCGTTCCAAACCGAAGGAACTGAATCCGCAGGCACAGTTCTGGAGGAACATGGCGCTTACCAGAAAGAAGAAACTGCACATCCGCATCCCGCAGCGCCAGTTCATGGGCGAAAGCGAAGAATTGAACCGGCGTATCAGGGAAAAGGTGGACCAGGAAATTACCAACATTTTAAACAAATAACGATATGGACGAAATTTTTATCGCAATCATGGAACAGATTGCACAGGAGCTGCCGGAACTCTCTCTCATTGACGAGGACTACGGACAGTTGGAAATGGGGGCGGAAGAGGACCAGTACCCGGTTACTTTCCCCTGCGTATTGATTGGAAATACCAGTTCAGACTGGCACGACCTCGGATACGGGGCACAGAAAAGCGAATCCGTACTGACCGTCCGGCTGGCCATCGATTGTTACGACGATACAAGCTACGCATCCGGCACGTATGACAAGGTGAGGGAAAGGCAGCAGCTGGCCGGAAAATTATACAGATCGCTGCAGTGCCTGCAATGCACGGACAACGCTTCGCCGCTGGTACGCGAGAAAAGCCGCTCGTATGCCATGCCGCATTATATCAAGGTTTATGAAATGACGTTCTCATTCACACTGCACGATGAATCGGCCATGCCGTCATCTTACGGGGAATAGCTCAAGCTGGGCGGCGGTCAGACGGGGGGCTTTCACCTTGGGCACGGGCTTCAGGTTGTAACCGGTATCCTCGCGTGATTTCCGGCGGATGATGGCCATGATGCGCTCCTCCGAAATGAAGAACTCCTGCCGGGACAACACTTTCAGGGCATCGTCAAAGCGCAGGCGCTGCACCTCCGTCCAGTAATAGTAACGGCGGCACAGGGCTGCATCACGGAGTTCAATCAGTTCCTTATCTCGTCCTTTGGCCATAAAAAAAAAGTTATTTACTGCAAAATTAGGCATTTGGCATATCAGGAAAAAGAAAAACGCCACAATCACAACGGATGCGGCGTTTTTTCTGTTTAGAGTGTGAACAAAATCACATGGTCAGCAGTTCGGTATCATCCTTACCGGGAACAAACGGTTCGATACGGGTAATCACCTTGCTTTGGACCTTCACACGTCCGCTGCCCAGGCAGACGGGACAGTTGCAGGAGGAAGAAGCCCCGTCCCGGTCCGTGTAAAAAATACGTCCTTTGCCCTCACAGCGTCTGCAAGCCATCACGTGTGGTGCGATATTCTTTGTATTTTCCATATCACAAACGACAGAATGAAGGTTCGATACGGCGCCAGACACCGTTCTCGTCACGCTTGTGGAAATAGTAGTTCACCGCAGTCTTGTACACCACATTGCTCTCACGGAAGAGGTCCATGATTTCGGTGTATTCGCTGTCGAAACGGTCCTCAAGTTCGTACAGCTTGCTCACCGACTTGTAGTCCAGATCACCCTGGCGGTTACGCTCGATCATGGTCATGCCGAGCTGGTACATCGGGTCATCGGTGCCAAGTTCCCGGCTCATGGCGTAGCGCTTCAGGTAATCCACCAGACGTTCGGCGGCGAGGTTGGCACGTTCATCGAAGCTCTTCACCTTGTTACTCCTCACTTCCAGCTTCATGTCACCGTCCACGATGGTGAAACTCGCCTGGTCATCCTTGCGGAGCTGGCCGTAGTCACGCATCAGGTCGCGGAAAGAGGCGGCTTCCTTCTCTACCCAGTCACGGAAGGCTTTCACGTCATCCACGACCGGAAACAGCCTGTTCTTCACTTCAAGCATGAACTGCGCACGGAGGCCCTCATAGGCATCGCGCCGGTTACGCTTGTTTTCCTTCTCTTCCTGCTGGAGCTGTTTCAGCAATTCTTTTCTGTCCTGTGCGGACAAGCTCTTTAACTGTTCTTTCAAGTCCATAACTAAAAAATTAAATGGTTGTTACTGTTGTTTATTCTCACATTTGCGGCGGATGGCACGTAGCTTCACCTGTAACGTGTCCAACGCCTCACAGTCAAGTTCTCGGAACTCCATGCCGGCGATACGGCTGTCCCGGCAGAAAGCGTTCACCCGATCCCAGTCGGCCGTATCGATGCCCAGCAGCTGCATCTGGTGAAGCACCGCCGAACGCTTCTGACGGAGAATCTTCCGGAGCTCCTCACGGTAAGTGGGCGGCACCAACTTCTGCATGGCAGACACAGCGGCACTGTATTCCTTCAGCGTCATGTCACGAAGGCTTGTGGTCCGTCCCTCCGTGTACTGGGAAACAATGCTTTCCTTCAGTGCGTCACGATCCGATGTCGGAAGGCGGTTCAAAAGGCTGTAAAACGCCGAGTAATTCTCGGGCTTGTTTAACCGTTTACGGGTGTTGATGTCTATCTGCATGGTAATGTTATTTCTTTTTTAAAAGTTTACCGCATCTGATACAATACTCTCGATAATGTTTAGTGTGATATTTATTAATATGCTTACTTCGCTTTTGACCACCTTTTCTCTTCATTCTGATATATAAAGTATTATTCCATGTAACTCGATAAGGCATGTGTCCACAAAAGAAGCATACAATATGTCCCCAAATATTCATTTTTGTTCTGATTTGAGCCATACGGCAGTTTAGGCCTGCCGCATGGCAGAATATTAATCAACTATAAATTCGGTTATGTTGGGAATTACTTGAATCCCTTCCATTACCTCTACACTTGTAGGAGTGACAATTGCAGTTACATGAGGATGATAGTTTTCGCAAAGATACTTTATCAATGGCTTTGCCGCCTCTTTCAGTTCTTCAAACTTCCTTTTGTTTTCTTGAATATCAGTTTCCATATTTCGTATTTATGGGTTTTACAAAGCCGCCCAAGGCTCATTTCTTATTTGATTTGAATTAATAACACTTTACGCAAAATAACCCCCTTGGAGTATTATAACATCCTTCGCCTGATTCAAACACCTTACCACATTTCTTACATCTTGGACGGGTGTCTATTGGTTTCAGTGCTTCATGGTAGGGTAAGCTTCCGGTGTTGGGTATGCCTTCAACAAATATCTCTTCAAGGCTGATACCCTTTTCTTTGGCTTTATCACCTGCTGCTATTACAATATCTTTCCACGAGTTAAATGACTTGGTTAAATCTCCTTCATCGTAACCATACCAACGTTCAGGGTCTTTATCTATTTCTGTTTGAGTAATAGAGCGGTAAAGTTCTATATCATCACCAGCTATTATTTGTAACGTCCCATAAAAATGTATAGCTTCGAAGCTAATTCCTCTAAATGTAGTTATATTTACAATTGCTTTCATGATTTAACTTCTTTCGATTTTGCGCCACATTCATCAGTTCATACTCAAATCTCCACTGAACGGAATAGTATTAATGTCAGCCTTTCTCGTGTAGGCCTGCATAAGCCCCACGGAAAGCAGCATATAGGCATTCTTATTCGCTTTGGCAACCCCAGAAATAGAGCCGATAATATGTTCAGTCTTGCCGGTAATGATTGAGCAGGCTATCTGCTCAAGTCCGTCCGGATGGTCCTCACTGGCGGCAACGCTCATAAAGACACTAAGATTATTTTCTTTACAAAAGTTTTCCACGTACAAGCAGAGTTCCTTTACTGCCTCTTTCTGTTTTTCTGTAATCATTTCAGTTAAATTTTAATGGTTGATAATATGTTATTTTTCAAGAATATAATCGCACTCAAGAACTTTGACACCACCGTAAAATGTCACTTTGGACGTATCAGTGATACCAAAATGTTCTTTATCCGCAAAAATCATATTTTTCACACCGGACTTCATTTTCCGGATAATGTCCTTAGCCCTTTTATCAGTCCAGCCGTGAGCAGCAAAACCGGCCTTGAACTGGTAAGTGGTCGTTACGGCACCGTTCTGAATCCTGGTGGAAACACTAACGGTACCCACACAATTTTCTATAACTTTCTTCTTTCCCATAATTTATATATTTGAAGGTTTCCAATCCACTGTTATAATCGCATACCTTGTTTTACGCTAATCTTTAAAAGTTAATTCTCCATTCATAAGAAGCGGCAGCATCGAATCTCTAAGTTCGGAAAGAAGCCTATTCTCTTCATTATTTAGGTAATAAATATGCTGCTTATACATATTCATAAAGAAAGGCATGATGCTTGACAATATTTCCTTATCAGTATTCTCAATACAAAATACTTTACTATTGGAAGATTGAATATACTTATTCTCAATAATTTTCTCTTTTACTTCGTAATTCTTGAATGATGCAAAACTTTCATTCATAGCTTTCACTACTTCATTGGATGATTCGCAATCTTTTATAATTTCTGTAAGTCCAAGACGTTCAGCCCATACCTTATTAACTGTCACCTTAATAACATTACGTTCTCTGATGACACGGTTAATATCTGATATTATAGCGTTGAAGTCTCGATGAATAGTTCCTTTTAATTCTATCGGCAGATATGAGCCAATAGTAAGATTGTATCCCTTTTGCTCCAGTTCTTCGATTGAAAGCCTTTTAGAGAATGAATCCTGTTCTTTTACTGTAAGTTCGCATATAGCAGCAATCTGTTCATCTGAAAAAGTATTAAATTCCTTTTTATAGATGCGGTTGTAATGAGAAGCGCCACCTTCTCCACGTTGTTCTCTTACTTCAACAGATTTCATTCCCTCCGCATTAATCAGCATCACATCTTTACTCGTTTTCTTCTTATCAAACAAAAGTATGCAAGTCGCTACAGAGGTAGACTCAAACATCTTTTCCGGCAAAGAAATAGCAGCTTGCAGCCATCCCTTCTCAATAAAGTATCTCCTGCACTCTTTCTCTTCTTTGCTTGTAAGCACACCTCTGGGAAGAATCAACGCACATCTTTCACTCCTTTGCAGGCAATGCGCCACGAAAGCAAAATTACAAGTGTATTTCTGAGGTAAAGCTTTGATTATTTCTTCAGATACAGGAACTTTTAAATTAAATGGCGGGTTGGAAATGCCTACATCAGCTTTTAGAAATTCTGTTTCCGGAAACATCGGACGCTGTATAACTCCATATATTGAACCTCTGATTACCTTATATGAACCGATAATATCACCAGTGAGAATATTCTTGTTTACCACTGTCGCATCAATATTGCGAATACAAAGATTAAACAGAAGGATAGGCAATACATTCGTATCCAATTCTTCGCAAACAAACTTTAAATCCGGATTAGTGCACCACTTTTGAATAGTCAGAGAACCGGAACCAGCGCAACAATCGTACACAACTTTCTCGCATGGTGTATAGCTAAGAAAAGCAACCAGCTTAGAAAGAGATACAGGTGTATAATCTTGTTTCTTTTCCTTTCTGTCTGCGTGGTAGAACTGATATACCCTTTGCATCCAATCTACAGTCAAATCAGGGCATAACTCTTTGTACTTCTCAAAATACAAAGTGGGATTCTGAGAAAACAAAGCAAACATAACCTTATCAGGCAGTGTAGTAATGCTGCTACATCCGAAGATGTCACATATCTTTAATGTCAATTCTTTTAATTCCATTTGATTCCTTTCTATTCTATAATATTCCTTTCTCATGGCTCACTTGTTTGAAGGTTTCCAGTCCACTGTTATAATCGCATCCAGCTCACCGCTGCCGCCACACACCGGGCAGGGCACATGCACGTCCTCGCGGCTGCCCTTCTCCGTTCCCCAGAACCAGCCGTTGCCCTTGCAGTAACCGCACTTGTGACCGGTACTGACGAAGTTCTCACGGTTAGGCCCCTTACACATATAGGCGGGAGGACAAATCTCCAGCTGTTTCTTTATCCTGCTCATGCCTGGCCTCCTTTCTGTTTCGGTCCAGCCACATTCCAGTAGTCATAGGCGCCCTTCTCCCAGATCGTGTATTCACCAGTGGAACCCTGATAACGTCCCTTACTGAAGGCGACGTAGCCTTCCACCCATATCTTCAGGTCGGCATCATACATCACGCTCGTGGCCGCATCGCCTTTAGGATTCTTGCCGCGGGCATGGCTGATGAAAACAAACAGCTTGTCCGGAAACTCCTCCTTCAGCTGGATATAGTCACGGTACGTCATCTGTGTGTATTGGAAGCTGTCAATGATCACGATGTTAAAGCTTTTATGGCGGCGAAGCCTGAGCTTCAAAGTGGGGATGTCCTCCTTGATGAACGCCAGGTGGCGGCTCACCTCGGCCATACCAAAGCGTCGCAGGTTATTCTGGACTGTCAGAGAAGTACCTTCCTCCAGGGAGTTGAACGCCACACGGTCATACTTGCAGAGTTCCTTGCAGAGCTGCATCACGAAAGAGGTCTTGCCGTTACCGCTGTTGCCCCACACGAACCAGCAGCCCCGGACTTCCGGAGTGTCGAAGGCATCCTTCCATTTCCCCTCGAAAGGAAACACGTCATACTTCTTGTTCAGAATGTCCCTGACATTCAAGGCACGCCTCATGCCGGCCTTTTTATTATTCTTTTTCTCTTCTTCCATGGTCAAAACAGTTTTAATTGCCGGATATTGTCAATTCGGTCAAGCACGGCCTGCCGTGCAGCACCCCGCATCTTCTTATGGCAGAGCATCCAGCCGAGTGCCCACAGAAGGGCATTCTCACGGGTGGAGAACTGTCCCCATTTACGTCCCGGATTGAAACCGGCACCGGAACTGTTCACCTGCATGTGTACACCGGCAACCCACCAGCCGTCCTGCTGTCCCACAAGGGCGTCCAGGTAGTCGCGACCATTCCGGTAAACGGTCACCGTCTCGTATTCCCTCAAGACTGGGTAATCGCTCCAGGGAGCGGGAAGCTGCTCGCGACCGTCGATCTTTAAGTATTCAAATTTGTTTTCCATATCCTTAAAATTACGTTTGAACGGTATTTGAACGGGGGTCATTCCCCCGTCATGCGTTTCACCTTGTGAATGGACTTCCTCACACGCCGCAAATCAAAGTCACATGTCGAAGCCTCCTTTATCACCTTATCGATGTCTTTCCTGTCAGTCACACCGTTGGCGGAACAGATCGCAAACACGTCGTTCACGTCCGTAGGCTCCAACTCATAAAATTTCCGTCCGATACGGCTGTAGAACTCCTTGTAGCCGGGCTTCTGGTACCGCAAGCCGTTGCTGATGCGCTTGGCAATATAATCGGTACTCAAGAACACGACACCGCATTTCTCCTCCAGCTTGTTGTACAGGCTGATGAAATAGTGGAACACCGGTTCGGTCAGCTTGTCCGCCTCGTCGAACACCAGCAGGGGCGCGTCCATCTGGATGATGTCATCCAATATAAGCCCCCACACCTCACGGATATTATACCCTTCGGTCCGGATTCCGACCGTACGGGCGATCTCGCGGACAAAGTCACCTTTCTTCATGTCCTCAGAGCAGAGGATATAGAAAACCTCCTTATGCTCCTGGAGGTAAACACGGGCGGTGGTACTCTTGCCACAACCGGCCTCGCCGGTCACCCAGGTAACATTGCGCCAGCGCTGCGCATCGGAGAGTACAGCCGTGATCTCCTGGTAAGCACCGGTCTCCACGATCTGCCAGCCGGTAGCGCTTACACCACCGACCTGCGAGGCGACATTACGGAACATCTCGTCGCTGATATTCTCATAACGGCCATTCAGGATATTGCTAACAGTACCTACACTAACCCCCTTCAGGCTGCCAGCAGCCTTCGTCTGGCTCGGGTATTTCGCCACGTAAGCCCGGAGGCTTTCACTGATGGCGTCCTTTTCTTTCATTGTAATTTCCATAATCAATATTTTTTATCTTGTTATAAATCTGTTCCTTATAATTTCCCGACCACCTTGCGGATGCTCACTTCCTTCTTCTCAAAGCTGTCCCATGTCACGTTGCTGATGACTTTCATGTCTCGGCCGATGGAAGGACGGGCCGGCTGGCTGTATTTTCTTGTGCGACGGTCAATCTGGCGTTGCGCCTCCTTTCCGAGACCTTTCAGGTCAGGGGTACGCAGACCGTTCTGTTCCGGTGCGACACCATGTTCGTACTCGATGTCCTTGGCAACGACCTGGCGGTTTATACGCTCGTTGATGACGGCCTCCTGCTGGGCGCGGATGAAACGTTTCTCGGCTTCCGTCTGCTCCTGCTGGGCACGGTGGATCATCAGCGGGAACGAAGCCACACACTCAAAGCGCATCGCTCCGCCCTTATCCTTGTACAGCAGACGTACGCTGCTCATGTCATAAGGATCGTACTGGACATAGAACTTCTTGTAGGTGTTACGTCGGCGCCATTCCAGATCAGGCTCACCGGGGGCGGAGAAAACCTCGTAAGGGTATTTCTTTCCCTGTACCGTGATCTCGATACCGTTGGCGGTGAACAGCGACGGTTTCTCGGTCGTGTACCAGAACATCTCCACCATATCCGACACACTTACCGCATCGGTAGCCTCGTTCACGCTGGTATTGTACATCTCAATCCGGGAGATGCCGGTGGCAGGGTGTTTCATTGAATTCCACTGCTCACGGGCGGCGGCATACTGTTCCTTCAGTTCCTCCAATGTGGGGAGGGAGTCGATGTTCGCGTTGATGAATTCCAAATTCGGACGGCTTGTATCTCTCTTTGCCGTAATATTCTGCCCGGTGAAACCGAAACGTTTCTTCAATACCTGGCTCTGGAAGCGGTAGAAAATGTTCTCAATCGTCTTAGATTCGCCATTATACGGAGCTGTCGGGCGGTGGATACGGCTGATCTTCGAGAAAAGGCCCAGCGCCGCGTTCTTCTTATGACCGCCCTGGTTATCGCACACGATCTCGTAGGGTTTGTGCCGGCTCGTCTGGATAGCCATGCGGAAAGCATGGTACTGGGCGATATAGTCCTCGTTGTCGCTGATGTAATAACCGAGCAGGACTTCACTATAGGCATCCACCACCTCGTACACGCTTGTAGTGCACTTGTTTCCGTTCTCGTCACGATAGTAGAGGTTCAGCTTCGTGCCGTCGCCATACCAGAGGCTGTCACGACGGCCCGGAAGGATGGTCCGGTGCTTGCGGTCATAACGCTGGTGTGCCTTCATTTCCCCATAAACGGCATCGTACCACAGAGGTTCGACACGCGGGCTGTTGAACCATTCGCGGAGGCTGCGGGGACTCTTCAGGGGCTTCCAGCCACGTTCCGGAGCGACACGGTTGTACTCCTCGAAGATCTCCATGTCAGTATAAACCGGAACGCGGCTGCGTTTCAATGCTACAAGGTAACGCCCGCCGTCCTCCTCGATCTTCAGCGTGTTGCTGTTGCCGTATTTACCGCTCACAAGCACACCGTAGTTGTCGGGACGGAACTTGTTTATCAGGGCTTTCAAACGCCCCACACTGCCCGGAAGACTGTGCCCGTACACCGGACGCCATTCCTCACTCGTGACAAGCAGAAGTTCCCAAAGGTTACGGCGGAAACCGGTCAGCTTGTTATTGGATGAACTCAAGCGTTTGAACTCTTCCATCAACGCGTTCAGCACCGAAGCGTTCCAGGTGTATTCCTTCTTCACATCCTCGGGAAGAGCGACCATCTCACCGTTCTTGTCGTAACGGTAATCCTCGAAAAAGTTCTCGGCCTTCTCGTCTTTCTTCACTATGTTACGGATCATTTCCTGTCTCATTTGTTTCTCGGGTTCGCCATGACGCTCAACCCAACGTTTCTTGTATTTCTCGGGAAGGGAGGAATAGGCATACAGAGCCGGATTATTTTCACCACCGCCACGGGAAACGACATCCAGTTTTTCTCGGGACAGCTGGCTATTCAAAGTGCCTTTGGGCATTATATCCAGCAACTCTTTGTAAGTTACACACAATATATTATCAAAGTATTCCATCTCCCAGCTTGATTATCAATCCTCTAAATCATTCAAAGGGACATGCTTCTTCAGCAGCCGCACGGAGATCCCGAAATTCAACACTACGAGAAGTTCCAGCAGCGGATTAATAAAAAAAATAGAGAGCAGGATCCCGAAACTCATACAGAAGTAAAGCACGCAAAAGCGCTGTTTTCGTTTCAGACGAGCAAACCAGTGCAGCTGGTCGCTGAACAATGTCATCAAATCATTTTTCATGGCTACTTGTATTTTGAGGATTACCACCTACTTTGGATCCACCGCGCTCAATGGCGAGCTTACGAATGGAACGGGCCAGTTTGCTGTTCTTACGGAAGGCAAGCGCATGACTCACCATCACGTTTGTACAGCCCATCAGTTCGGCAATTTTATTCACCTCACCGTATTCTACAACTATTCGTTCTTTCATACTATCTAATATTTAAATTATCGTAGTGGGCAGTCGCGGATTCGAACCGCGGACCATAACCTCTCCATTATAGGAGTTTAGTTTGTTCTACCAGCTGAACTAACTGCCCGAGAAAATTATTAAAGCTCCTTTATCGCATCCTCCGGAACACATATTACAGTCCAAACCTGACCATTTTTCATATAATCGATATTATATTCCCGCACGAACGTACAAATGTTATAATCCCAGTCACGAACTATACCATCAATGATCTCACCATTTCTCTTGGTGATTCTCACACTTTGTCCCTTTTTAAATTTTACTTCCATTTTGCTTCTTTTTAAATTCTCATTGTTACCTCAAGCCTTTTTTGTAGCTTTGGGGCGTGTTTAAACTTTAATCACGTGGCAAATATAGTCTAAGTTTCTTAGACAACAAAGTATTAATCCAAATAATTTAGATTTATGAGCGTTTTTTCTAAGAATCTTAGATATCTAAGGGAGAGTAGGGGACTTAAATTAGATGAATTTGAGTTTCTGGGCATCAAAAAAGGTACAATGTCAAACTATGAACTGGGTAATACAGAACCTAAATTGAGTTTGTTATGTGAAATATCTAAGTTTTTTAGAATATCAATCGACGACTTTCTTTTAAAAGATATAGAAGCCGAAAAAATTACACCAGTAGTAACGGAAACAGCTCCTCCAGAAACAGCTAACAATAATTTTAGGGAGCTTCTGGATGTTTTAAGGGAAAAAGACTCCACCATTCGAGAAATGGCAGAGGAAATAGGGATGCTCAAACAGACAATTACACAACTTAAACAGGACAAGTCGGGGCGTGTTTCGGATGCAAGCGATTCTACGGTTGCCAATGCCATCTAAAACGTGTTTTATGGGGAAAGGGAGGTAAAAACAGTTAAATCACTATTTTACAGCAGAATATATAAAAATACAGGGGAGTAAATAAATATTATCTATATACAATTTACCCCCTACAATATTATAAAAACCGATGAATACCAAATAAAAAAAAGATATTTCCCCGTTTTATTAGAACAAAATAGGCACAAAAATGAATAACCAAATGAATAAGCAATCAAAACATTTCGTTTTTGTAATAGCTTAAATGAATAACCAAATGAATAAGCAAGTGAATAACCTTTCCACTTTTTAAGACGTTCAAAGCGTTCAAACGGATAAATACAGCCTTCCAT